TCATTGGCAACGGATCACGCCGCTGGCGATTTCGTCGTCGATGGAGCGCAGCGCATCGGCATCCTGGTGCATCTGCTCGATCACCTCGAGCAGGCGCTGCGCCAGCTTCGGATCGTTCGCCCGCTCGACGGCGCGCATGACCTCGACCGCAGCCGATTCATGATTGTTCGCCATCTGCTTGAGAGCCTTGCGCAAGCGCTGCTCGGTCCATTTCATCGACATGTCGCTTCACCCAGACTGCATATACGGACCCGCCAGGAACGACAGGCTCGCTTAAGAGCGCCGGACCCGGAACAAGTTCAACCTGCCGTCGCGCCCATGAGGGCGGATTGGGTACCGGAAAGGCAAGCGGAGAAGAGATCGTGAAGCGCAAACGAAAACGCCAGGCACAAGGCCTGGCGCTTCGAAATATGGGGTGGACGATGGGAATCGAACCCACGACACCAGGAGCCACAATCCTGTGCTCTACCAACTGAGCTACGCCCACCATATCGTGAATCGTGCCGGACGTTCCGGCTTCAACCGCAGCGGCCGGACAAGCCGAGCCTGAAGGTGGTGCGGACGGAGAGACCCAAACCAACCCAGCAAAAGCCCCTGAATCCGGACATTTCCGCGCAGGATATTCGGCGCGATGTACTAATTCATGTACTAAATAGTTGCGCCTGGCTAAAGGACACTCATAGTTAGACACGCTTTGGGGTGCGCGATGGTACAGCGTCAAGGCCCCGCCGTCACGGGGGCGCGGGGTTCAATTCACACTCCATAACTCATTGATACGCGTAGTGAAGCTCTGGCTCATCAATTCTCGCCGCATACCCCAGTCTGGCACAGCAGGGACACCACCTGGACGCACCGGCCCCTTACTGAAGGCGAAGCCTTCCCGAAAGCCAGCGGCTACGGCCACCACGCGCACGAGGACATCAGGAATCATGGGAATCGCTCGGAATACTGTATATAAAAACAGCAATAGACTAACCTAACTTCCTACAATGGGATGATCGACAGACGGAGGACGTGAGGGTGTACGGCCGGGGGGACACAGGAAGAAGGCAACACCAAGCAAGCCAAAGCCTGGGCGTTGCGCATCGAGGCAGGAAGGTTCCAGCACTGCCCCGCATGCAGGGCAGCTTCGCGGAAAGATAGGATTGCGCGACGTGCGCGGGAAGCGGATTGATCGAGAAGGAGTGGAGCAGAATATGACAGCGGAAATTGTGGACCTACAGGACGCCCGCCTGGAAAAGAGAAGAGCAGCCCTGGACGCACTCTTTGAGTCAGATTTCTTTGGCCTAACGTTCAGCCAAGAGCACTGCCGCCGGGCTCGGGAGATGCTCGGCTGGAGCGTCGAGGCACTGGCCTTTAAGTCCGGCGCCTCGCCTACAGCAATCCGCAAGCTGGAGGACGGTGGAGCACTGAGGTACGTGACCATGCAGGCCTTGGCCTATGCGCTTGAGAAAGAGGCGCTCATTTTCCTCCCTGGCCTCCCCCCGATGATTGGGGACAATTGCCGGGGAGGAACAAAGGATCCACGCGAACGGGACGACTACCACCTCATCGAGTGAACCCAACCTGCCGGTCTAGAACAGCCCACCGAACGCGCCGGGCTCCCAGTTCATGATCACCAACTCGCCGGTCACCTCGGCCGTTCCCTGCCGCTGGTTCGTGTTGCTGTAGCGAATGTCCAAGTGCTCCATGTGGAACCCAGCAAAGACACGTCGGATATCCGGATGATCGTTGATGCTGACCATCACCTTGCCCTTGCAGCGCCGCATGAAGTCGGCCATCCGCTCGTATTCGGCGAAGGGGAAGTCAACACCGTAGCCCTCGGTCTGCCAGTACGGCGGATCCATATACTGGAAGGTGTGCTCACGGTCGTACCGCTCAGCGCATTCGAGCCAGGGCAGGTTCTCGACGTAGGTGCCGGCCAGGCGCTGCCAAGCCGCGGATAGGTTCTCCTCGATGCGCAACAGGTTGACGGCCGGCGCCGTGGTTGCCGTGCCAAAGGTCTGACCAGAAACCTTGCCGCCGAAGGCGTGGTGCTGCAGGTAGAAGAAGCGCGCCGCACGCTGGATGTCGGTGAGGATTTCGGGGCGGGTGAGCTTCTGCCACTCGAAGACCTGGCGACTGGAGATCGCCCACTTAAACTGGCGGACGAACTCTTCCAAGTGGTTCTTCACGACGCGGTAGAGGCAGACGATGTCGCCATTAAGGTCGTTCAGCACCTCAGTCTTGGCCGGCATGGGCCGCAGGAAGAAGAGCGCGGCACCTCCAGCAAAGACCTCGACGTAACACTCATGGGGCGGAAACAGCGGGATAAGGCGGTCAGCCAGACGGCGCTTGCCGCCCATCCAGGGGAAGATCGGGTTGGTCATTTTGCAAGCCTTTACTGTATGGATAAACAGGTGTTAGGCTCGCCCCGCTTCGTGCACGGGGCGGGAGCCTGGGCTGGGCTTGCAGGGATGTTCTGCAGGTTCGGCGGCCGACGAGGTGTTGCAGCACCCCGCCGGCCGCTCCTTTCACTTCTGGCGCTGGGCGTCCTGGATCTGGATGCACCCCAGCACCTGACCGGCGCAGCTGATCAGCGCCGCCTCAGTCATATCGAGCGACTGGCGCCACTGGTCATTGACCATCACCGCCGGCCGAGATGGCAGCAGGCAGGCCGTCAGAGGGCAGTACTGCCGGGCTACGGTAGGCGGCGGGGTCGGTTGTTTCAGGGCGCTCGTACAGCCGGCCAAGACCAGCAGGAACGAGCCCGCGCAGATACTCAGCAACAGCTTGGTCATTTCGGCGCAGCTCCTCGAAGGCGGCGCTCTGCGCCCTAGCGTTGGTTGATACGGCCTGCTCCAGCTGCCGCATGCGTTGGAATATTTCGGTGACGGCGCCGATCTGGCGTTGCTGTTGGGCCAGCACGCCGCCCTGCAGGTCGACCATGCGCTGGGCATCAACGACGGCCTTTTCTGCCGTGGCCGCGCGCTGCGCCTGAAAGTCGATACGAGGGCCAAGCCCCCACCAGACAACTCCAGCACCGAGCGCAATCAGCAGCCCCGCACCCAGCGCCCAAGCTCCCGACCTCCAAAGGATGCCGCTCATGCCAGCACTTCCTGGGCACAACGCCAGAGCTTCACACGCTCTTCCAGGCCATTCAGGCCACCATTGATCACCTTGGTGATCTTCTCGAACTCGCCGGCATCGGCCAGCTCGTTAAGGCCATGATTGGCCCACCACCAAGCGGCAGAGATCGCCGCCCACTCCGGCAACTCGAGGAGTTCCGGCCTATCCAGCAGCGGAATGCCCAGCGCGGCGCCGGCCTTCCGGTAGTTGTCGCGCCCGGTGATCTGGATAAGACCCCGGCCCCGGTAGAGCTGGCCATCGCCATCGGCCTCCGGGCTGTTGCCCAGCCGCTCGGCCAACTTGCCGGTGTCATACTTGGCCAGGTAGTCGGTACCGCCCAACTCACGCACCCAGCGCAACTGGCCTGACTCATGACCAACCTGAGCGAGGAAGGCAGCCTGGCGCACAGGCGAGTCGATTCGGTATCGCTGCATCGCCCGGTTGAGCGCAGAAACAAAAACGCCGGCTTTCCGGCCGGCGTTCGGGAGGATTTGCAGCAACTGCTGCTCAGTCATTGGCATGCCTTTTCTCCAGGCGAAAAAAAGCCCGCCAGAAGGCGGGCTGTTGTTAAGTAAGCGGGCTACTCGTAATCGAGATCCTCTGCAGCGCAGACGACGACAGTAGCCATCTCACCATCGAGGCGCACACGAATCCGAGGATCGCTCCCCATGAACGACTCGATTCCAATTACAGTTCCGTACGGCTGTGTCCAACGGTAGGTGTCATGCACCATCCGGAGTGGAACCTCCACACGAAGTCCCACACGAACATCCTTGAGATCCATACCCCCTCCGCGACGGGAAAAGGGGGATGCTAAACGGCAACCCCATGCCGCGCCAACGGTCAGCGAGCCACGTCCACAACCTTCAATTCCTTCGCCTGCCGCTTCCGCTTGTCGCCGGCCTTGGCCTTTCCTTTCTTCCCGCCGTTGCACTCAACCGTCGTACTCCAGCCAGCGGAGGTGAAGACCTGCTCGACCGAATCGACCAGGTAGCCCCCGTCCAGTTCGCCCTTGAAGCCGGACGCGTTGATGGAGGTCTCGGCAAACAAGCCGGTGCGCCCAGGCATTTCAAGGCGCACCCCTGCGGTGGAGCGGTTGAACGCGGCCAGCCTGGCTTTGGCGGCCTGCTCGGCAGCGCTCTTGTTCGGATGAATGTGGCGATCCGTATGCACCGGTGGCAGACCCGAGGGCACGTCGTCGTTGCTCAGGTCGACCACCGCCAGCTTGCCGTCCTGCCCTTGGTACTTCGACCGTACCGCTGATTGCACACCACGATCATCGAGGCGGAACTGGAAACGCGATACGTCTGCCCGGCTGATCGTCACCACGGGCAACGCGCGGCCACTGGCGCTCTGGCCATTCTGCCTCGGCATCACCAGCAGTTTGCCGCCTGCCACCTTGGCGGTGCAGTCGAACTGCCGTGCCAGGCGAGTGATGAAGTGAAAGTCGGATTCCTTCATTTGATCAGCCCGGGGCACCTGCGTGGTTACCGGGCACTCCGCCTCCCATCCATTCCGAGCGGCGATGTCACCGACAATCCGGGCCAGGCTCACGCCCTCCCAACTGCCACTGCGCACCGTCTTCCCACTCCCTCGCATGTCGCTAGCCCGGCCACGAATGACGATCACATCCGGCGGCCCGGCATACTCCACGGCATCGACGGTATAGACGCCCTGCTCCGCGAGGTCCTGGCCATAGCCCAGGTACACCTGAATCTTGGCTCCCCGACGGGGCAGCGCCACCGCGCTATCGCGGTCATCGATGCGCAGCTCGAACTCGTCGGACTCCATTCCAACCTTGTCCAGGGTGCGCAGCATCAACAGGCGGTCATTGATCAGTGCCGTGATATCCGCCCCATCGGCCACGATACGAAATGCAGGATTCATGCACTTGCTCCAGAAATGAAAAAACCCGCACAAGGCGGGTTCGATACGCGTAGCGCCGAGCAAGCGCCAATTCCAGCAAGCTCCGCGAACGCGGCGCGAGTATTGCTACCTGCGGATGTCGAGCAGCTCCAGGCGATCAGGCTGCACCTGAAGAACATTTCGGCAGACCGGGCAGGCTATAACATCGTCTTTCTTGGGATCAATGCGCAGCCCTTTGGTGCAGACAGGACAATCGCCCTCGGTTACTACCTCGCGGAAACCAAATACCTTCCACAGGATCAACCCGACGATACCCACCGACATAAACCAGCCAATGAGTGGAATGAAAGCCACCGCCACTGCCGCCACCCCTCCCCAAAACAGCCAGTCCAAGCGATACATAACCTCGCCCCACCAGCTCCGTTTAACCTTCCTCAATGCTGTTGCTGCCATAGCACCTCCGCTCTGTGCGTTGCTGACTGGAGCGATGGTATCGGCCACGCCAGGTAAGGGCAACGCGCTATTAGGCCCACAGTTGCACCTCCTCAGTGGTTGCTGCGGGGAGATCGGGCATCACGATGTGCAGCCCTGCCGGCAGCGGCTGCATCTGATCGGCCAGCCCCGGGTTGGCGTCCAACACGGCCTCGACGGTGCCGTTGAGGCGACCGTAGATCTGGTAGCACAGCGTATCCAGCAGGTCGCCGTCAGACGTTCGGCATGTCTTCGCCATAGCGGACGAACTCCAATGTGAAGGATTGCTTACGCGGGATACCGCCACGGAGCAGTGCACCCTGCTCTTCCTCGACCCGGGTCAGGCACCAGGTGCCCAGCACGATGCCATAGCCTGTAATGAGGTTTAGCGGCTCGCGACGAATCCCGATTTTGCGCAGCGCATCGAGCTGCTCCAGGCCGCCACGCCAATGCGGGAAGATCGCACCACGCAAGGTGATGCGCTCATCGCCCAGACCGGGGGACTGCTGCGCAGGCCGCCGGGTGAGGCGCTCCTGCGATGCCCACCGGAATTCGGTCTGCCGCGTCAGTTGGTCGAAGGGCGCCGTATCCAGGTTGAAGCAGAATTGCGGCTGGTTTGGAGCCAGAGGCTGCAGTACCAGCAGATGAGGAAATGGCGTCACCGCCGCGGAGGTCGGGGTCATCGAGTCGCCAAGCAATGACGTCGGGACGATATTCGCGAGCGAAGGACTGATCTTGCCAGCCACCTTGTTCACCGCCGCCATCACTCGGCTCGACTGCGCCGACAGCTCAGTCATTCGCTCATCGATACCTGAGGCTGCTCGACTCGCCCGGTTGTATACCGATACCACCTGATTCACCTTGCTCTGGGCGGAATTGATACCCCGCATTGCCCGGCGCAATTTGTCGCCCACCCCAGCCGGCACACCAGGCAACCCCTCCAACTCGGAGGCCGCACCGCTAATCTCACTGATAGCCCCATTCACCGGGGCCATCACACCATCGAGATTGCGCCGGCCTGCCTCGCCCGCCTGGGCCAGATACTTCAGCCCGCCCTGTAGTTGCTCCATGTAGGCCACTTACGACCCTCCTACACATTGGGGATATCGAACAGGCCCGAGCGCTGCTGGCTAGCCTGGAAGTCATTGAACAATCGCTGCAGATGCGGGAACAGATCATCTGCGAGGCGGCGCGGATCCTTCACATCGCCTTGCACAACAATGGAAAGCTGCGGCGCGAACGTCATCTGCTGGCTTACAGGAGGCATAACGTTCTCCTGCGGGGGTACTTCCGGCTTCACCGTTGGCGATGCTGGCAGCGACTCCGGCTTCTCTTCACCGGACAGCGCAGAGCCAAGACCGCCGCCGTCCAAGGCTGTCCCTTGGGACCCTCGCCCGTCGGCCTTTATCTGCACCGGAGAAGCCTGGCTAGCCCCAGGTGACGCGGGCAGATCCTTCGGCTCGGCTTCACCGAACAGCGCCGAGCCAAGACCGCTACCTCCCAGAGCACCCAACGCACTGCCAATGAAAGCACCCGCAGCCGTTCCGAGAATCGGAACGACGGAACCGATAGCAGCCCCCGCAGCGGCCCCGGCCAGCGCGCCGGCTAAGGCACCACCAGCAGCACCGGTCTCGTCCGGCTTCTTCTCCCGTGGAGCCTCCTGCGTAGGTGCAGACGCTGCGGACTGCCCATCTGGCTTGTCCTCACCAAACATCGCCAAGCCAAGGCTCCCTCCGGCGCTTCCGCCTCCGAAGGCGCCAAGCGTGCCTCCAATGAAAGCCCCCGCAGCGGTGCCGATAATCGGCACGACAGAGCCGATGGCCGCACCGGCCGCAGCTCCAGCCAGGGTGCCAGCCAAGGTGCCGGCCGCAGAGCCATACCCTTCCGCCTTCTCATCCCGCGTTTCGGCGTACTGGTAGGTGTCATAGGCCTGTAGCCCCGACGCCAACAACGCCATCGGCAGAGTACCCTTGACGGCGCCGCCAACACCGGCGAAGCGACCGCCCCGAGGCAGACCACGGCGACCGCCAGAACGGTTCCCACCTTCACCGCCGCCGATGTCCAGGCCGCCCGAGCCGCTCCAGTTGGTCACGAAGACCTTCTGCACGCCGCCAGAGGCACCACCCAGCACATCCTCCAGCAGACCATCACCACCGCCGCGACGCCCTCTGCCACGACCAGGCAGACCGCTGCGCGCCAGGTCCAATAGGCCACGGCCAATCTTGAACGCGGCCACCGCGTAATTGACGGCGACGATGCCGCCAGCCACAGCGAACAGCCCTGCAGAGACTCCTGGGAAGGAATCACTTACCTTGGCCACACCCTGCCCCAGGACCTTTAGCCCCCCGGCAATGCGGTCGGTAAAGGGCGCAATGGCATCCCCCATACTACGCAGAGCATCGTCCCAGGCCTGACCGACCTCGGACCAGCGCTGCCGCGAGGCTTCCTGCCGTTCCTTCAGGTTCTTGTCGAGGATGCCGTTGGCCGTGCTCGAATCCGTTTTCAGCTTCTGGTAGAGATCGCGGTTCTGCATGTAGGCAGTCAGCGCCGCCTTGACCTGCATATCACTGAAGAGATCGCCAGTCTTCAGCGACTCCTCCAAGGCCCCGGTCATGGCCTTGACCTTCGCGGGGTCCGATTCCTTACCGATTGCTTTCAGCCCCGCCGCCATCTCCTTGGCCTTGGCAGGGTCAGTCGCCTCGATGTACTTCCGCGCCAGTTCGAAGCTGGCTTCCATGGTCGACAGGCCATTTCCAATGGCCTTGTCCATTGAGCCCTGGTAGTCGATACCGGCCTTGGCATAGGCTTTGACGGTATCCCCCGAGCCGATCTTGCCGAACCAGTTTTTCAGATTGTTCGCAGCCTCATCCGACGACCCCGCCGTCTTCATCTGCACCTGCAGGATGGCGCCCAGCTGGGTAACGGCGTCGAGGCCGTAGATGCCCTGCTTGGCCATCTCTGCCAACAGCGAGGGGAACCACTTCGCCATGTCACTGGCTTCGAATGAACCGGCCTGCCCCTGGTAAGCGATGGCTTCCAGGGCACGCTGCATCTCCGCCGGATCGCTAATCCTGGCGTTCTGCTGCAGGGCATTGATCATCCGCCCGGTGTCGTCGGCGCCGGCGCCCTGCCCCACCACGAACTTGCTAGCCACCGGCGCGTAGTTCACCGCTGCGCCGAGATCCATACCGGCACCGACCAGCTGGTTGACTACCTCCGCCACGTCGTTGCGTGCCAGCCCCGCATCGCGCGAAGTGGTGATGATGCGCTTCGACATATCGCGCTCATCAGCCGCCCCGGCTACGCCAGCCTTGATAGCGATGTCGCGGATGATCGCGTTGTAGTTCGCTGAGACAGCGGTAGGCACCGCCATTGCCGCCCCAACTTTCACAGCATCGCCTGCAGCTGACTTGCCCAGGCTGATGCCTTCGTTCACGCGGCTTATGCCACGCGAGCGCAGCTCCAGGCTGCGCGAGGTCGCCCCCATACGGCGATAGGCCGCATCGAGGTTACGGACCTCGACGCCCTGCTTACGCAGAGCATCAAGGTTTCCGTTGAGCTTGCGAAGCACCCCGTCAGCAGCGGCATCACCGACGCGGTGCAACTGCTGGTATTCCTTCTGCAGACGCTGCGTCTCGCCGATCAAGCCTTGCAGCGCACGGGCCTGTTGGCCTTTCTTCTGCAGAGCATCAATCCGCGACGAGACGGTGCCGAAGGCCTTGCCGACTGAAGCGCTAACCGCTCCGCCGAGCACCAGCCCCACAGCCAGGTTCTTGCTCATGAGGTATCCCTAGTTCAGGTCGCCGTCGGCGGCGGAAAGAAACGACGCCACATAAGCGGCGTCGATACAGCGTCAGTCCTTCCCGAGCCACCAAAGCAAATCGTCGACTGTCATGCGGTCAATCTCCGATGGCTGGAAGCCCGTCTGGATCGCCAGAAGTCGTGCCAGTTCACGCAGCCGCCCCGGCGACGCCCCCATCATCCTCGACCAGGCGAAAGTACGCGGTCTGCAGGCGCTGGTAGTCCACCAGCTTGAGCTCCTCCAGGTCCTTCTGGCCGACCTCCAGCAGCGACGCGAACAGTTGCAGTTCGCGGTCAGCCTCATCGCCACCAGCAGTCTTATGAGCGGTGCGCACGTCGCGCACGGTGGGCGCGCGCATCCGCAAGCGGTCGAGCACCACGCCATTACAGGTGGCCGGACGGCTGAGCTGAATCAGCGCACAGTCAACATCGATGGTCAGCCAGGACGGCAGTTTCTGGTTATTCATCCTCTATCTCCTCACAGGCCCAGGTCGGTACGCATCGAAGCGAGCTGGTCCACACCATTGATCACGCGAACACCGTTAACCGGGTCGATCTCATAGACCACTCGGCCGCCAACTTCGAGTTTGTAGTAGCTGACGCCAACGGAGTACTTGAACGAGGCCTTCTCACCTGGCTGCCAATCGCCCGGATCGACTTCCTTGAGCATGCCGCGCAGGGTAGCGATCACTGCCGTGGTGGCCCCCTTCTGCCCCTTGAATGAACCACGGAAGGAACCATTGAAGGCCGTTTGATCAGCCAGACCGAAATAGATCATGGCCTCGCGGCGGACACCGTTGGTGCTGAAGGAGGCCTCCAACTTCTCCAGGCCCATGTCCATATCGATTGCGGCATCCATGCCGCCAGCGCGGTAGTCGTCGGTTTTGATGGACAGCTTGGGCAGGGTCAGGCTGGGCACGTCGCCGGCAAAGCTGATGCCATCGACGAACAGGTTGGTGTTGAACAGGATCTGCGGAACCATGGGGACTGCTCCTTATGCGTCCAGAACTTCGGTCAACCACTGATCGGTCACCTCGACCTGGAAGATCGGGTTTTCAGCAGGGATGACGTCGGTGAAGCGAATGTTCCAGTACACCTTGCCTTGGGCAATCTGACTGGTGGTGTTGAGGGTCGGATCGGCGTAGACCTCGAAGTCGATCACTGCGCCCTGGTTCTTCAGATCACGCATGAAGGCCTGCAGGCCCTCGGTGACATCCTTGACGTAGGTCTTGGTGATGCCACGGTCCACCGCCCATTTATGGCCGACCAAGATGGCGTCCATCACCATGTCCAGCGTCCGGACACGGGTCACGAAGGTCCACTTCGCATCGCTCGACAGGGTGCGGTTACCCCAGAGTCGGTAGCCGCCGTCGCGGATGATGGTGGTGACAAACGCGTTGTTCAGCAGATTCGCGCGGCAGGTCGCGTCGCCATCCAGGAACTCCACCGGGCGCGAGGTGCCGGTGATGCCGACAAACTCTTTGTTCGACGGCGAACTCCAGAAGCCGTACTGGCTGTCGGTCCAGGCGAACAGACCGGCAACCCAGGCCGACGCGGGAGCATCCACTGTGGCACTCGTTTCGGTATCCCACTGCTGCACACCCGGATCGACCAGGTAGACACGCTTGCTGCCGAAGTTGCCGGCATACTCGATGGCCGCCTCATCGGTGGTGTTCGGCCCATCGACAATGGCAATAGCCCGGAGCTTGGCAGCCAGAGCATCCATCGCCGTCGCCACGGCCTCGGTCGCCGAATGCTTCGGCGCCACCAGCAGCCGAGGCTGGGCGTTGAATTTCGGCTTGCCGTCGAGCAGCGCCTGCAGGCCGGTACGCTTACCATCCAAGGCCACGCCGCCGATGATGGCGGAGATCTGCTCCGCCGGGGTTGCAGCTTTGGCCACACCGACGGCGACGATGACCGCGCTGGTCCGCGTGTAGATTGCCTTGCACGCCTGGTAGATGGCCGAGCTGACGCCGAACGCCGCGGCGGCCTCCCGCTCGTTGGTGATCAGCGTGGCAACGTCAGGCTGTGCCGTCAGGGCCTCGCCTGGGGTGAACGTATCCACCAGACCGATGATGGAGGACGAGGGCAGCGAGATCGTCCGCGCTCCGGTGTCGACGCTGGTGACGGTAACGCCGTGGAAGAAACTCATGGGCATTTTCTCCTGGAATGAAAAAGCCCGCGTAAGGCGGGCCGGGAACAACACATCAATGGCGCTTTAGGGTGATCGGTAGTGGGAACGGCCGCCGAGGCGAACACCGGCCCACATGAGCCTGGCGCGCCACCGAGCAACACCCTCAGCGCGCAAAGCACGGTAGAACACCGCGTCACAGTCGCGACGTGGGAGCCGCCCCTCGGTATAGAGCTGGTCGTGGATGGTGGCAGCGAGGTTGCCGTAGCCCGCCACGAGGGCGAACAGGGCGAAAAGCACAACGTTGTGCAGCACCTGCAGGCTGGCGTAGTTGGTCACGAAGCCGGCTTTAACCGTGAAAATGCCAAGGTCATCGTCGAGCACTAGGTCTGCAAGCAGCTGGTGCTTCCACTTTCCTAGTTGCTCACTCTTGAGCGTGGTGAGGAACCGGCTCATACAGGCCAGCCTTGATCGAGCTGATCGGCGCTGTAGGTGCCAGCATCCAGGGCGGCGAGCAGCGCAGCCTCGCGGTTGAAACAGGCCTGTACGTGGGCTCGCATAGCGCTGGCCAAGCCGACGATCTGCTGCGCGCTCATCTCGACGAAGCCTTCAGCGGTCTTCCACTGGCAGGTGTAGTTTGGGTCGATCACGGCAGCGAGCGCGGCGCCGGTTACGAGGGCTTGACTGTCACGGTCGGTAGGGAGGTCCATGCCGTTGACGGTGATGCCGGCAGTTTCGGCCTGGTAACGGCGCGCGGCGATCAGCACTCGCGGGTCTACGACCTGCGCAGGGGCTTGAACCAGAACAGGGCGACCCGATGCATCTGCCTGAATCTGCTGGCCTGCGCACTGTCCTTCCATGAGGCTGCGATATTCCTCGTCGGTTAGCTCTACGGCATCGCCGGGAATGCCATTTTCGCCGTGAATGTCGAGCCTGTAGAAACCACCTGTAGAAGCTGCAAAGTACATGATCATTCCGTTATTTCCCCCGAGAGCGCCAATGAACCGTCGGGACCTCTCCCAGATTCGGCGTCGTGATTGCAATCGCCATACCCGTCAGCCAATTACCAGTTCCGCTCAGGTTCAGAGAGGCCCCCTTTCCAGCCATGCTGGTCTGAGCCGCGAGTGTTGCGCAGGCTATCGTTGCCTCTGCCTCATATACGGCGGTTGTGAACGCAATCGGATACGCAATTTGGTAGTAGTGCGTATAGAACGTCGTGCCGCCGATGGTCTGCGTGTTGTAGTTCCCAACAGCGGTAAAACCCAAAGTCCCAAATTGCTCAATCTCTCCGCTCGGCAGCTTTCGCCACCCAGGGTTGTTCAACAACGCGCTAAAGACCGCCGAGTATTGGAGCTGCGCGGATCCGCTGTATGCAAACCAGGCATTGTTTCCGTTGCTGACAAGCAATAGATCGTCACCGGAACCTAACGCCATGCTGTTCACAGTGTTGTTGCCAGCAGCGATAGCATCAGTCCCGGCACGCTGAACCGTTGCCAGAGCGGACCCAGTGTTTTTGAAGAACAGGACGGCGCCATTGGGGACCGTGTTCGCCACTGGAAGCGTATACGTGCAGGCCACTGCCGAAGCGAACCGAATAACCCGGCCCGCATCCGATGCTGGAATGTTGCCGTTAGCGCTGTAGCTGGCAAATGCGTTGGCATGAATGCCTAAGGTTTTGACAAACGCAGTGGTAGCGATGCTGGTGTCGTTGTCGAACTGGGAGGGCGTCGGCGCTTTTGGATCGCCGGTGAATATCGGCGATGCCAAGGGGGCCAACGGTGCAATGGCAGCTTGCACAAAGGCCGCCGTCGCGAGCTGCTGAGTATTGGTACCGGGCGCCGCAGTCGGCGCAGTCGGCGTGCCCGTGAAGGCAGGCGAAGCCAGGCGGGCGAGGCCGTTGGTGATGTCCTGGAAGACCAGGGCGGTGGCACCCACCACGATTGGTGCATCGGTGATCAGTTGCCAGACGGTGTCGGCCTGGGTGGTACCGCACTCGACCGAAACGGTGAGGGATGGGGTGACTTCGGCATTTTCGTCGGCATCGGCGCTGCGCACCCAGGCGCCGGCCGCCGCAATATAGATTCCGTTCTGACTGCCAGCGGCCTGGTTCTTCACCAGGACCCTGTCACCTGCTGCCAGCACTACGCCGTCGATGGTGGGCAGGCCATTCAAGGCGATGTTCGCAGTGGTCGCGGCACGGACTGATGCCTTGGCGTCCTGGCGGTTGATCGCGGTGGCGATGGCGTTGTCGCAATATTCACGCGTGGCCAGCACCACGCTGGGGTCGATCTTCAGCTCGACAGAGCCGGTGTTGTTGACGATGAGCACCATGCGCACGGTCTGGGTCCGGCCGCTACCCTCGGCGAGCTGTGGCTTATAGGACGGGGCGCAGTTGGCGATGGCGATCAGGGCGCCGGTGTTGTCCAGCAGGCCCATTTCCCGAATCCACCAGCCGCCCACCGATTCCGGGATGACCTGCTCGGCGATGATCTGGGCGGTGTTGCTCGGGTCGATCTTGAGTTGGTTCAGCGGCGCACGGCGCACCTCATTGACCAGGGTGGTGCGGTTGGCGTCGGGCACCGGGACGTTGCCGGCGCCGTCGCCCACGGCCATCTGGGTAATCTGCAAGGTGGTACCGAGGGCGGCGGCGTTGGCCAGCTTCGCCGCGCCGACGGCGGTAAGGATCGCGTAGTAGGTCACTGCCATGGGTAGACGCTCACAGTGTCAATAGTGTGTTCGCGGCCCGGCATGCTCACGCTGCCGATGACCTCGATGGTTTCGGGGAGATAGGGGTAAACGGTGATGATGTCGCCGTCGTACTGCGCCGCACTCACTGGGATGCGGCCTTGCACTTCGAGGCTGATATCTAGGCCGATCAGATGCCGGCTAAGAGGCTTCGCGTCATCGATCAGGCGCTCGACCTCCGCGTACATGACATCGGTGATGCCGCTGTCGAGGACGCCAATACGCAAACGGAATGTTCCCGGCACACCAAGCGGTGCGGTCTCCCACCACTCGATTACCTCCAGCAGGTAGCCCAATGGCTCGACCACCCGGCGCAAGGCAGCAATGGTCCCCTTCCGCTGGTGGATACGGAACGATGCCGCAATCGCCTTGCGTTTCACGTCCTCGGACCAACTCATGTCCCATCGGTCCACCGACCACGCCCAGGCCAGGTAAGGCAGCAGCCCCACTGGGCAACGCTCGGGATCCATCAATTCGCGCAGCGGCACCGGCGGATCTCGAAACATCACATCGGCCAGCGCCCGCTCCATCTGCGTTGAGTTCAGTGGAAGCAGACGGCTACTCATCGGAGCCTCCAACGACGATGCTGTACCCCGTGCAGTACGCGGCCTGCGTCTCGCTCAGCACGACATCTACAGCTGGATGGGCCAACTCGACCCGCTGCACGCCCTCGACGTGCAGCGCCGCGAAGACCGCAGAGAGTCGGATGTCCCGACCGAGGCGCCGCTGTTCAGCAATGTACTTCCGCAGGGCGTCCTCTGCCGCCGCACGCACCAGCTCCGCTTCCGGCCCCGGATACAGGTAGAGGGTCGCGTCCACCGCGTAGGGAACGATCTGCGCGGACTGAACGGTGACCCGATCACCAACAGGCCGCACGTTTTCGTCGTTCAGCTGCTCTACAACTGCCTGCAGCACTTCCGCAGATGCGGTGCCGTCCCCCTCAACGGACAGGACGCTGATCACCACGTCGCAGGGCGCCGGGCTGATAGCGCTCACGTCGGCGACACGGCCATCCGCCCCCAGCGCGTGCGCGATATAGGAATTGCGAGGCCCGGCCACCGACAGCTTCTCGAAGGCCAGCTGCACTCGATTGCGCAGCGAGGTGTCCTCTTCCTTGATCTGTTCAAGTGGCGGCACCGCCGTTGGGTCGGCCTGCTGCACGACCAGGCGCTGCTCGTCGTAAGCTGCGGCTATCTGCTCCAGGTCGCTGCCCGTGGCAAATGCCAGCATGACCGCCCGCGCCGCGTCGTTGATTCGGGCCCGCAGCAACAGCTCACGGTACGCCGCAACCTCCAGCAGCTTGGTGACTGGGTCCGACTCCAACGCAGCCGTCCAGCCGTCCCCCATCGCTTCCTGAAAGTCCACCAGCAGCTGCTGATAGAGGTCTTCGAAATCCAGCTCCTCGATCACCGCCGGCGCGGGCAGTAGCGACAGGTCAATGATGCTCATGCAGATACCTCAAGGGTGAAGTCGTCGCCCCGGTAGATTCCCTGCAGGCGGAAGGTGATGCGGCCTCCAACAACGGCCGTGACCCTCACAGAGCGCAGTACGATGCGAGGCTCCCAGCGCCCCAGCGAACGAGCGACTTCGGCCTGCACGGAGCTCTTCCAGCCTTCGTTGACGGGGAGGTCAACCATGCGCCGCAAGCGGCTGCCGTACTCCGGCCGCATCCGTCTGCTGCCCAGCGGAGTAGTCAGGATGTCCTCGATGGACTGTTTCAGATGGGCCAGCCCGGACAGGGGTTGGCCAGTCCGGCGGTCCACTCCGATCATGGGGCTACTCCAGCGGCTCGAAGTCCGGATGCTTGTTGAGGTACTCCAGCAGCGCAGGAGAGGTCACCTTCACCTGGCCTTGTTCGACCCGGGCGACGTCCCCACCAGGCAGGACCAAAGTGCGCGAACGGAATAGCGTGTCGCGGAAGACAGACGGCCCGCTGTCGGCCTGCTCGACCGGCGGGGAGGATTTCGGCTTGCTCATGGTGCCTCCAGAAATGAACAGGCCCGCACGCGGCGGGCCTGTTGGGCAGATATTGAATCAGTGCGTGTGATGGTTGCTGTTGCCGGCGGCGTCCATGATTGAGCCGGTGCTGGTGATGTTGCCCTGCACCGCCACATTGCCCTTGATGGTCACCGCGCCCTGCAGGGTGATCTGGCCGGCCAGGACAGTGATGCTGTCATCACTGACCCGGACCTGTGCGCCACCCACCTTCACCGTAACGGTGCCGGTGGGTAACGTGATGTCGTAGCTGTGCGCCGCCCAGTCGTAGATCAGGCTGGCCCCATCATCGAACCGCCAGACCTCGACGTGATCGCGATTGTCCGGCGGCGCCCCCGCCGTGCCGAAGAGCCCAGGAACGAACGTTCCCATCTCCGCAACACCGGAGGGGCTGATCAGCACCCCATGCTCTCCCAGGCTCGGCGCACGCCAGTGGCGGGCCTTACCGGCGGCCTGGGCATGCCAGCGCACCCAGGCGCTGGTCCACTCACCGTCGGTGACGCGAACCCGCGCTGCCGCGAGATCCACCGCCACCACGACGCAGGGCATGATCAACGCTGCGAGCATGCGGTCATGCTCGGCAAGTGGATAGCTCATTCCAGTTCCTCCGGCGCCACATACAGGCCTTCGTTGCCCTGGCCCGTTTCAGGGTCGACCCCAAACACCAGAGTCCCCGGCGGCTCATCGGGCCACGGCCACTCAGCAGCGCCGAGGTAGATCTCCTGCGTCCACTCGACCAACCAGACCACATAGCCATCCAGCTCAGGCTTGGTCCAATCACGAACGCACTGCGTGAACTCCGCTGGCTCCACCGGCAGCCCCCAGGTTTGGGCCCGAAGGTGCACAGCTAGCTGCGTAGCTAGCTGCATACCTTGCGCGTGGCAGTCGGCACGCTCCGGCTGGACGATGACACGCGCCTCCAGGCGCAATTGCAGGCAGGTTTCGCCAGTGCCCGGATCAGTCCCAGGCTCAAACTCTGCGACCTCCACAAACACTGCCGGAAGCGCAATCCGATTCCTGATATCAGGAAAGAACGCCACCGTTTCCACGCTGGGCAACTGCTCCCGAAAACCGGCCTCGACCGCACGATAGAACTGATCGAGGCTGAATTCTGGCTCAACCATGTGCTACCCCCGTGAGGCCTTGATCAACTCGAAATTCAGTTCCTGCAACAGCACCTCCACCAAGCGCTGGTCAGCGCGACGCACCCACTCGTCGAAGAGCGGGCGAACCTCCTCCAGCAAGACCTTGGCCTTGGCCAGCGGGAAACGACCGTACATCTCGGCATCCATGCTGCCGTGCCGCTTCCCCTTGGACGAGGTCAGTTCTGACGCGGGATAGTCCTCTTCCTTGAAGTGTTTGCTGCCGGTGCGGATCCAGATGTCGGCCTGCCCCCCGTAGACACGGCGGTAGAACGCTCCTTCGTATCGCCTTCCCGCCACGCTCACGCCCGAACTGGTCTGCCGGGCCCGGCCAATCCGGCTGGCCTCGATGGGGTTAATGCCGAACCATAGCTTGCCCTGGGTGGCACCACCTTTAGCCGGGTAGCTGCGCAGGCGCTGCCGCACGGCGATGACTGCAATGCGCTCCTGCTTGCTGACAGCGCGCGCAATGTGGGTGCGCAACCAACCCAGCACCTTGTTGATGGCTCGGCGCTGAGCCCTGGCAGCGGCATTCGGAACCAGGTCAGCGAAACGCTCGAAACGTTTCACGTCGTCCTGACTGGCCTGGATGGTGATCATCCCGCCGCTGGCCGAGGACTTGTAGAAGCTGCCGATGCTCATGCCCGCGGCCTCAACAGCAGCGCAACCAGACCGGTTCCATCCGGCTCCTTGCGGACCATGTCGTAGTCACCGCCGTCGGGCGCTGGCAGTTGCACAGTGATCACCTGCCCTTCCTGTACCAGGTCCGCGTCCGTCGGCCGAACCACGAAGCGCGGCTCGCGCAACTGGGTGTTGAGCCGGCCGATCTGCGGATCGCGCCAGGGCGCGGAGAACATCCCGCGCACCGGCTCTTCCCGATCCGGGAACAAGGCCGAGTCACCGAGCACGCCGAAGATGGCATCGTCCATCCCCGCCACCAGCGCCCGGAAGTCCATCACATCACCAGCTTGATGATGGTGCGCGGGCGGCTGCAGATGTGCAGCGGGTTCGACTGCGCCTCACCGGCGATCCCCTTGTCGAAGGGCAGACGCTCCTGCTTGGCGTAGTACGGCAGACCCAGGGTGTTGACGGTTTCCATGTAGTTCGCCGGGGCGAACACACTCAGGAACAGCTCGGGCACCCCTTCCGGAACCAGGCGGGCCTCGCCACTCGGAATGAAGGGCAGCGAGCCGACCTTGCCACGGTAGCGCTCCCAGGTGATTCCGCCGAAGTCGAAAGACTCCCGCGCGTCACCACGCAGCTGCGCGGCCTGCTGGCTATTCAGGAAGGTTTCCTTGACCGACTTGTGAACAATCAGCTTGTTCCAGAAGTCCTTGCCGCAGAAGGCGCGGGCACCAGTGCTCGGCACATTGCCCAGCGCATCCTCCTGCATATCCAAGGCCTCACCGGCCTTCAGGCGAACCTCGGTGTCCACGACGTCCAGGTCCATGTCCAGTACCTGCTCGTCGATGTCGAAGCGCTGGTAGAGATCGAGCAGAACGGTGACGCCGTCGGCGTCCAGGATAGTGCCGAGAATGGCCCCCATGCGCTGGAATTCATGAGTGGCGTCCAGCTGGCGGCGCGCCTTGGCCAGACGCTTCGCCACCACGTCCTGTACCGCCTGAAGCTCGGTCAACTCGCCGAAGGCACGAATCCCCTGAATTTCGTCAGCCATGATGCTGAAGGTCTGCGGCAGGTGTACCGCGTTGAACGGGATCAGCAGACGCTTGCTGCCAGTCACCACCAGGCCAGCCGCGCCGCGATCCTTGGCCGGCACCAGCGCCAAGGTGTCGCCGTCCTTCTCGATCTGCTGGGTGACAGTGGTGCTACCCTCTTCCTCGAACAGACCGAGGGCGGCGAGGCGACCAGGCACCACCGGGGATTCGTTGATGGCGGCGGTCAGCCCGGCGACACCGAAGGCGTCGTCTTCGAAGATGTTGATTTCAGCCATGTAAGCATTCTCCAGAAATGCGAAGCCCCGCATCAGCGGGGCTTTCGGGGTTCAGTCAGCGGCGCCGATCAGTACGGCGTGCCGGCGCGGATGATGATGTTGCGGGCCTTGAAGTCAGCACGGGCCGCATCGTTCAGCCCCGTCAGTGCCACGTCGATAACCTCGGCCAAGCGCGCCACTACAGTGGCGGCCTGCGGCGCGGCGGAGGCCGGTTTGGGCGCATAGAGGATCGCCACCGCGACCTCGGTACCGTCGTTGGCGGCATCGTTGTAGGGGGCGTACAGACCACTGGCGGTGACGATGCCCAGCACCTGGCCGGCGGGCAGCGCCACGGCAGTGGCCGCCAGGGTCACCTGGTCACGCGAGATGGAGCCGGCGCCCTCCGAAAGGAGGAACTCGCCGGCATGGATGCCTTCTTTTTTGATGGTCATTGCGCTTCTCCTTTCGAAGCCTTGGATTTACCGGTGCTGGCCGCGCGGCGGGCAGCGTACGTCTTGGCCGGGCTCGCCGCCCTGGGCTTCGCCGGCGGGGGCGCCTCGGGCTCCAGCGGCGGGGTGTTGTTGATTTCGCCGAAGCCATTGCCCACCAGCTTGTCGAACAGGCGGGCGCGAACGGCTTCCACACCGAGCCCCGCCTTCACATAGTCCACGGCGAGTTCGGGCAGACGAGCGCTGACACACAGGTCGCGCACCGCTTTAGCCCGGGTGATCGCTGCATCGACGCTCGCGTCATCTTTCAGGTCCGCCGACATGCTTAGGGCCTCCACCAGGTTGCTGATTCCTGCATCTGCGCAGCCGCGAACAATGCGGTTTACCAGCGCGCCGGCCGTGGGTTGATTGGTCGGTGCAGGCGGAGCATCCGCCGGCGCCGGCGGCGCGCTGGGCGGCGACTGCTCTTCGAGCTGAGCCAGCAGCGCCAGGGGCGCGCGGTGATATCGCCGCAGCGCTCCGCCATCGCCCAGCTGAGCCTTGACCGGCACACCTTCGAGAATTTCGTCGCAGAGGCCGAGTGCCTTGGCCTCGCTGGCCGTCAGCCAGGTTTCGTCCTTGATCAGTTGCCGCAGCTCGGCGTCGTCGATGTCCGGCGCCTTGCGCTTGTACGACGCGACTATGGCCTCCAGCGTCTGGTCCAGCACGTCGGCCACCTTGCGGAAGTCGTCGGCGTCACCTCCGGCCCAGGTCCAGGGGTTGTGGATCATCAGCATGGCGTTGGAGGCCATGACGAGGCGGTATGCACCACAGGCCGCCACACTTCCGGCGCTAGCGGCCAAAGCATCGACACGCGCCGTGCAACGCTCACCCAAGCGGTTGAGGGCGTTGTGGATCGCCAGCCCTTCGAACAGATCGCCGCCAATGGTGTTGAAGGCCACCAACACCTCGGAGGTGCCGTCATCCACGGCCTTCAAGTCCTGGATAAACTGGTTGGCGGTGATGCCCCAGCCACCGATTTCGCCGTAGACGTAGACCTCGATGGTCGGCGTGGCGGAATCCTCCGCCGCAGCCTTGATGTTGTACCAGTGCTTGTCTTTCACCTCGGGCGCCGTCGGCACCTTGTTGAAGATCTGCAGGCCGAGCGAGAGCGCCCAGGCGCGCAGCTTGGTGATTCCAATCATGGGTTATTGCCCTCTTCCTTATCGGTCGATACACCTGCATCGCCGATGCTGTAGTGCAGCCCCATCTCCTTTGCTCGGGTCTGGTCTGCTGCGTTCTGTTCGTCGATGGTCTCGGCGTCGTAGCCCTTGCGCAGCACCACCTCGCTGCGTGAGGTAAGGCCTGCATTGATCTCCATGACCTTGCCCTGGACGTCCTGCACCGGATGGATGTACTCCCAGCCTTGGGGAACCCAGCGAGTGCGCAGGTATTCCCGGCGGCGCCGGGCGTAGTCCGGCAGATCGATTGCCCCCGACAGGTAGGCCATATCCAGCCAGGCCGCCCGTACGGGGCGACAAAGTTGGTGGATGTAGACGCTGAACTGCAGTTGCTCCAGGCGGCGGCGGAACTCGTTGAGCACGACGCGGATCACCCGGTCATTGACGTCGCGTAGATCACCAGCAAACAGCTCGTATGGAACGCCAGCCCCCATCGCGGCGGCCTGGAGCTGCTGCCGCATGAAATCGGGGTAGGTGTTGCCTGCGTCAGGTGGGTCGGTGAACTCCACCGATTCACCTGGCAGCAGCTCCTGCATGGTGCCGGGCTCCAACCCGACCATGGGCGTGAAGCCATCCCCGTCCATTCGCACAGGGGCGCCGGTAACAGGATCCATTACCGGTGGGCCGGACTGTTGCTGTTCCTGCCGGGTGATGAACCCCGCGAACAGGTTGGAGACTTCCTGGCGGAACAGCACCGCGTCGTCGTAGTTGTCCAGCGACTTGAGCCGCAGCAGGACACGCGACAGCCGTGGAACACCACGCAACTGCCCGGCCTCCAACGGCTCGAAGATGTGCAGCACCTCGCTCGCGGGTACTCGCACCAACTGGTTGTAGCCGCTACCGATCAGCGTGCTGTCGCCAGGATGGCGGCGATACATCCAGTACGCCACCCGCTTCCCCAGGCCGTTGAATTCGATGCCCGCGCGGATCAGGTTGCCGTTGCGCGCCAGCTCGTTCTTCTCCACCGGAACGAACTCCGGTGCGAGCAGCTGCAGTTGCAGCGGCACCGCCAGACCATCTTCCAGGCGCCGGGGCCGGAGCCGGATGAAGCATTCGCCCGATTCCTCGACCATACGCGCCGCCAGGGCCTGTTGGCCGTAGAGGTCAGTACGCTCATCTGCATCCGACTCGCTCGCCCAGTCTTCCCACAGGAGCAGCAACGCACGGCGCAGTGTTCTGTCCTGGGTGTCCGGCATCGGAACTATGCCGGTACCGATCAAGTTGCTGACCCGGGTGTCGATAGCGCCGCCCGCGTACGGGTCGTTGCGCACCGCAGCCCGGGAACGCTTGCGCAGCATCGGCAGAGCCGGCAGCGACAAGGTATTGATCGAGCCTGGGGGCGCGTCCCAGTTGGCCGCCCGCCGGCCTGTACCGGCGCCCTCGTAGCTGTTCTTGATCCGATCCGGCAGGAGGAACCCTGCGCGGCTCAGATGTGGAAAGCGACTGGCCATCAGACCCCCTTGCCGGCGTGGTAGAGACGCACCACGCGCGAGCGACGGCTGGTCTGCGCGGCTTCCTGGGCGGCCTGCGCCGCGTACTGGTCTTCCAGGACCCGCAGGCTGGCCAACTGGGCGCGGTCCACCTGGCGGCCCTCGAAACGGATCGACTGCCCCGTTTCGAGGACAGCCTTGATCGCCGCCCGGACATCGTCCAGACGCTGCTGTGCAGTGCTCATGTTGACCTCACTTATCGACGGTTCAGGTACCCGCTGCGCGAGGTACGGCGCCCACTGGGCTGGGGTTGAGGTGTTGCTGGCCGCGCAGGTGCGGGCGACGACTGGGGTCTGGTCGAAGCGGCAGGCCGAGCCTGCTGCGTCACCTGGTCATCCGACTCCGATGCATCAACCGCAGGGCCGGCCGGTTCGGAGAACAGGCTGCCCTGCGCCACGGCAGCGCGCAGGGCGCTCCATTGCGGTTCGTGGTAACGGTGCAGACCGAGGAACTGAGCGGCGGCGAGGTTGTAAACCATCAGGTCGAGCGCCTCGTTGCGCTCCGACTTGGCCTTCACCCACTCGACCCTGCGGAAGCCCTTCACGTAGCGAACTACCCGATGCTCCGCCACGCACTGGTCGAAGAAGTCATCCGGAAGATCCTGCGAGAAGTGCAAAGCACCGGGGCCGTCTTCCAGCTGGTAGCGGTTGTAGATCCAGTCCTTGGCCGTGTCGGTGCCGATCATCCACAGCTCGGCGCCCTCCTTCTCGGTGCTGCCCTTCCAGGTGACATCTACCTTGGAGGGACGCTGCGCCAGGACTGGCCGGCCGCGCCGGCTGGAGCCCTTCACCGCCAGCACGTTGCGCCAACGGCGCAGGCGGGTGAACTGGTAGACCTCGTCGGTATGGTGGCCGCCGGAGTCGATGCAGGTCGCGCAGATCGACATATCGACGCCGCTCACGTGGCGATACCGCGTCTTGAGCCGCTCATCGAGCAGCGCCCAGGTGCGCTCGTCAGCGGGGTCACCAGCGATGATCTGAAAATCGACAGTCCAGCGCTCCATGCCGGGGCCCCAGCCCATCACCAGCAGCTCCAGGCGATTGTGCTGGGTGTCCACCGCAGCCGTCAGGATCAACGCACCAGCCGGAACCAATCCAAGCGGCAACCCCTCGGCGAGTGCACGCTTCTGCAGCTCCTTCGCCTTGGTCATCTCCTCGGAGCTGTCCCACAGCTTGGCTAGGCGAGTGTTGTAAAACACCTGCATGGAGCCGACATCGCCCTTTTCCTGCAGCTTCCTGGCCTCGTCGTATTCCTTGGCCATGTCTGTCCAGCTCAGCCAGCCTGCCGGAGCGTAGAGCGCGCTGAGCGTAAAACTGGCGGTTTCGCCATCGCCCTCCGCATGCGCCCGCCACTCGCCATTGGCCAGCATCCAACCCTTGTGGTGCTCTTCGATCAGCGCACCGCAGTCAGGGTTGCAGCACAGGTACTGCACCAACTTGTAGTCGGGGCCGTACTTCAAGCTCTCCCACTCCAGCACCTGCATCGTCCTGCAGTGCGGGCATGGCACGTAGTAGTGACGCTGATCCCCCTGCTCAAACAGGTCCGAGATCCGCGACACTCCCTTCAGCGTGGGCGAGCTGGAGTAGTAGAACTTCGCACGCCTGCCGAAGGTGGACCCGCGCGCTTCGGCCTGCTTGATCGGATCGCCGTCATCGTCAACGTCCATCTCCCAGCGGTCGACCTCATCTCCATAGATCCAGCGAGCGGTCAGCTCCGCCAGGTTCGAAGCCGAACCAGCCGTGGCGCAGTACAGGGCGCCGCCCTCGAACTCCTTGGTGTCCAGGGTATTCCGAGCATCGCGCGAGCGGGACTTCGCGACCCGTTCGGCCAGTACCGGGACGGCCTTGATCGTCTTGTCGATCCGCCCCGAGACCCGCTTGCTCAGCTTCTCGGTGGGCAGTAGCACCAGGATGTTGGCCGGTGCCATGTGGATGCACCCACCGATCCAGTTCAGCGCCACCTGAGTCTTCATCAGCTGCGAAGCGATCATGGTGACCACGCGCTTGGCCGGATGCATCGGCGACAGGCAGCGTTGAGGCTCACGAGCGTATGGCGTCCGGTCGGTATGGTACTTACCCGGCTCGGCCGCGCCGGTGTCCTTCGGAATCACCTGGTATTTGTCGGCCCACTCGTCGATCCACAGTTCCGGGTCCGGCTTCAGCCCCCTGCGGTATGCCGCCAGGTACACAGCGGCACCATCGGCATACGGTTGCTCCATGATCAGATTGTCTCCTTGTCGGCCTCGTCGATCCCCGCGTCGAGCTGCAGCAGGCGGTCAGCGTCTTCCAAGGCCCGGCGCAACGCCTGGGTCAGACGGCGCTCGATCTCCCAAACGTCGGTCAACGTAACCAACTCACCCGACAGCTTCGGCGGGATGCCGAACAGCAGGTCGCGCAGTGCTCGCGCAGCGGTGAACGCGCCAGAGTCGACTCCAGCGCGTTCGCACGTCTCGCCGCGAACCTTCCGGTGCTCGTCTTCAGCCAGCAGGGCCAGCGCGAACTCGCGGCGCGCGCGAGCCTTCTGGTAATCCGGCGTGGCACCAGGTACCAACGACGAAGGCAAGGCCGGGCTGGGCTCGGCGGCGTGCGACAGATGGGCGTACACCCCCCTCTCCAGCCGGTCCTGATGGTGTCGCTCGGAGACTCCGGACTTGCTGGGGTCAGCGGTGGCCGACAGCAGCTGGTCGCTGGCCTCTACATCGACCTTGCCGTCAGGAGTGACGACGATCCGGCCCAGCTTCACCAGCTTGGAAACGTAGGGACGCGACCAGCCATGGCTGTCCGCGTACTCAGCCTTGGTCATCAACGTCATGGGAAACACCTGTTAACCGCAGTGAACCACAGGGGTTAACCCGATTAACCCCTGTTAACTAACTTCCGGGACCAGCCGCTAGCGCGAAATCGCGAGTCCGCGTACCCGTACCCCAGACATCCCCCTAGGGGCCCCCGGTATCTGAGGGGAGGGGGTGGGGTACCTGGTCCGCATCACTGCCCGGCAGTTTCGCCGGAGTCGGGGTCGCCCCGCCCCGTCCCGCTGGGCGGCACCTCGCAGACGCCCAGCCGCTTCGCCGCCCAGCGCTCGTACAACCCGACAGCCACCTCCGCCCCGGCGGCGGCGGTCAGGCTGCCCAAAGCACCAGCCACCAGGATCGGCGCTCCGGCCGCCTGGGCCAGCAACAGCACCGCAACACCGCAGACGACCGACGCACCAGAACGTAGCGCGAGGCGGCGCAGGATTCCACGGAAGCCCAGGCCAGCCTTGTCTGCCCGCCACAATTCACCGCTGATGCCACCCGCGATGGCAAGCAGGATCAGAACCCATACCGGCATCTCAGCCAGGGCCTGCTGTTCGTTCGGCATGTTCGCTCCTTGATGAAAACGCCAGAAAAGGGAAAGCCCCTCCGGGGAGGGGCTTTCAGGTTTCCCGGCCGAGGGTCATCGCCGGGGATCTGCACAGCACGTGCATTTTGTTGGTTCGCCCCACCGTGGCGGAATGCGAACATCGTGGGGACTTTCTACCGGGAGAGTGACAAACCGAAAACCCCCTGTTTTCGGTTATTCCTGTACGGCGCCCATCGGAGCCTGAATGGGGCTGATCGACGCCATATTACCCGACGAACGGTCAAAGGCATCGCCTTTGAACAGCTCAACACCGCGAGCCTTGTGCGCCTTCTTCGCCTGCAGGTGCGAGGCCTTGCGCATCCGGTCCCCGTCTCGCCGACTTTCCTTGCGCTGCCCACTGGAGCGGGCATGGCGCGCCGCCAGGGCCACGGCCACCTGATGATGCAGGTGCTCCAGCCGCCGGTAGTAGGAGCGCCGCCCGGCGGTCCCCCGTCCCAGGTCCAACACCTGGATCTGCTCCGCCAGCGTCAGCCCGTTGTGGTTCACGTAGCGGAGCACCGCAAGCAGGACCAGTGCGGCGCCGTCATCAGCGCGGTCCACAACCCCCAGCGCCGCCTCAACTTCACTCGCCACAAAATCCGGGCCAGCTCCCGCCACCAACAACCGTGCCCCGTACACGCCCCCACGCGGCGCGCAACCGCCGAATTCCATGATGGTGCCCATGGTGCTGGGCAAGGCCCCACCAAGGCCGGACTTGCGCTTCTGCTCGCCCCAATGGCGCAGCAACACCTCGATCCCCTCGATCATCGCGCAGTCTCCCCGGCCAAAAATCCCAACCCAACACAAAAACCCAAAACCCAACACACACCCAACACACTTAAAACCCAATGAAATCAACACATTGAAGGAATGTGTGTTGGGTGTGTTGGGTGTGTTGGGTTTTCCTGCCTTCGCGTGGGGAAAATTCGCCTCCTTATAAGCGGCCCAGCGCCCGCATTTTTTTATGCGCGCATGCGTGCGCGGGCGCGTAAACCCAACACACCCAACACACACGCCTACAGGCCACGGATTTCGCTGGCTCTCTGTGTGTTGGGTTCGAAAAACAACCCAACACAAACCCAACACACCCAACACACTTTCGGGCGTACTCATGCCGCAGCCCCCTTCACGTGGTCCCAGCCATCCACATTCCAGCCCGCCAACTTGGCGCGCGCCCTCCACTCGCCCGCGTGCTTCCCCAGGTCGGCCGCCTTCATCGACTCCGGCTGAAAGGACATCTCGTCCCTGGGGAAGAAGAAGGCAGCGAAGCGTCTTGAGTTGCCGTCAGTCCAGGGGATCGGCCCCACCTTGTCGACGCCGGCTGTGCTGATGAACAAGCTGAACTTCGTGTGACTCATCGCATGCTCCTTGTTCCGCTGACACCACTCCAGGAACAAGGCATAGAGATCGGAGCTGAGACACCCTCCCCACAAGCCGTTGCCGAGCTCGCCGGCCCGCCAGAAGTGAAGGAACGTCTGCCACGTCGAGCGGCTCAGGGCGACCAGACGCTGTCGTGCCGGGGTAGCCGGCGGCTTGGTCTGCGGATCGAAGTCGCCCAGGTCCTGGGCCAGCAGCCAGGCGTATAGCGCTTCGACTCCACCGTGGGCCAGCTCATGTTTGATCAACTTCTGTCGATCTGCCGGCAGCTTCTCTTCCGGCCACATCACCAGGAACCGGCGGTCATCCTCGCCGATGGGCCAAGGCATGATCTCGTTCGACAGGAACACCGCATTCATGTGGCTGGATTCCTCCCAGCCGTTCACGAACTTGCTCTCGATGCGCACGGTCTGCCCGGTGATCAGCTGCTTGATCTTGCCGACCTGGTTGTAACGCTGATCCCGACTTACCACTTCCTCGAACACCGCCCACAGCTTGCCGCTCTGCCAGGCGTTGAAGTTGCCTTCGAGCTGGGTCTGCCCGACCGTGGCGGAATAAATGCCGTACAGCCTGCCCATCACCACCGAGAACAAGAGGCTCTTGCCCGAGCCCTCCATGGTCGAGTGCATCAGCACGGCCGTGTCCATCTTGGCGCCGGTGTGCTGCAACGGATAAGCCAGCCATCGGGTCAACCACTGCGTGGAGTCTTCGGCGTGGTTGCACAGGAATGCGATCAGCCAGCGCAGGTTCTCGCAGGCCTTGTCATCGCGCTTGGGCTCCAGCGGCAACCCTTCGAAGGTGTTGATGGTGGTGCTGGTATCGCTGGTCAGCGTGGGATCGAAGACGATGTTCGCCACGTCGACGACGCGCCGCTCCGGGCTGTTGAGCCACAACGAGTAGGCATCGCCCAGGGCCATCTTCACCGCGCCTTCCGGCACGCGCCGTTTCTTCGCCAGGTCCCACACATCCTTGGTCCCGTCGATGTACACGTACCGCACCAGCGGCGGCATGCTCATGGCACCGACAGCCTTGCCAGCCATCGCCCGGGCCTGCTCGATATCCTTGACCTGCTCCTCACTGATCCGTTTTTTCTTCTTCCGGTCAGTGACGTCCGACCACTCCTTGAACAGCTTCTGCCCGATCAAGGCGACGAATGCCGGCTTCTTCATCTTGCGCGACTTGTCGATATCCCACACATGGGTGGTCCCCACGATCAACGCATAGCGCCGTAGCGCCTCGGCCAGAGTCAGGCCTTCCCCCGCCCCCCCGTCTTCTGCGGTGTCGTCATCGGCGTCGCTGGCTGCGAGGGATGGGGCGTGGGGAAGGTCATCATCAGCCGAACTGGGCGGCAGCTCCGACGTATCGGGCTCTGGCGGAGGCCTCGGCGCCCTGGGCTTGCGCTCAATGCCAAGCATCCGCGCCGCAGCCTTGATCGCATCGCCCTGGTTCCCGTTGTGATCCAGCAGGCAGAACACGTCGAAGGCATCGTTCTGGTGGCCATTGGCGAGCGGGTCCGAGCCATGGTGCGAGTAGACCTTGCCCTCCTCGTTGACGGTTACGCCCGGCAGGCCGCTGCTGCTCTGGGGGCAGAGCCACTTCAGGCCGCGCTTGATGTAACCGTGGGCACTGAGCAACTGCTCGACATCATGGGCGCGGTTGAAGGCCTCGATCACCGAGCCCGAGTCACCGCTCGCCGCCCTTGGCTTCGCCTTGGCCTTGGCCTTGGCCGGCTTCTGCTGCGCCGGAGCCTTGGGCGCCCATGGGCACGCCGCTTCGGCATCGCGCTTGAAGATGTCCCAGTTCTTCCAGATGTTCAGCAGGTCAGTCGGCAGGACCGGCAACCCCTCGCCCTTGGGCGGGTTGCGCCAGACGTAAGGCTTGCCAGTACCAGGGTGGATGGAGGGAGGCAGGACGTCCTGCACCAGGCCCGCGCGCAGCTCGAACACGGTGAAGCGCTTCAAGCTGTCGGCCAGCGCCTGCATCTTCGTCAGTTGCTCGGTATCGACCTTCTCTTTCGCCGCCAGGATCGCGGCCTGGGCCAGCTTGAACTTGGAGCCGTCCGGGTCCTTCTCATTGGGCCAGCTCAGCGAGTGCCGACTGAGGTCGACACCTTCCGGGACCTGGAACAGCACCCGGAAGCGCTCCGGGTTGCCCACCACGGTGGGGTAAGCCACCGGCAGCGCGTCCAGGTCCAGCCCGAGGCAGTCCCACAGAACCTGGCGGGTGGAGGGCACGTCGTCGACGTCGAGCGAGCAGACGCGACTGGGGCCGAGTACGGCCCCCATGTTGTGCTTCGGATGCTTGGTCCAGAAGGCCTCGGCTTCAGCTGCGTCGGTGAAATGCCCACCAGGGCGCTGCCAGCCTTTGCCCTTGGGGATCTTCTCGCCGGGCTCGATGGAGACGAGGGCCAGGCCGAAGACTTCGATGTAGCGCCGCGCCCAGGCGGCAATCGGAGTGGCGTTCCCTGCCTGGGTCATGCGCGACCCTCCAGCAACTTGAACTCAATGACCCAGACCCAGGGGTTCGCATCCCAATCACCTCCGGTAGAGGTCCACAGGTCCTGGAAAGCTCGCCTGGCCGTCACGTAACCGAACTGGTGCCAGTCATCTAGGTCCTGCGGGTTATGGCGGTGCCAGTGCCAGCCGCCACGGCAGTGAGGGATGATTCCTTCGGCCTGCGCCTGCTCTTCATTGATGTCATGCAGACGCTCGACACGCACGGCGGTTACTTCTAGCAGGATACGCGAGGCCCAGCGGGGCATGTGGATAGATGGCCGGCCTTTACCCTTCGAGACCATTGCACATCCAGTCTGTCGGATACTGCCATCAGCGGGATACCAGATTGGCTCGCCCTGACTCAGGTCGCGAGGAGCGATCGAATCGACTTGGGCATCTGCCACCCAGGCCTCGCGCACCCACAGGCGGTCGCCAGGCTTGCCGTAGGGACAAAGCCTGGTTTGTTCTTCCCACGGCGATTCCGGTTCGCCCGGTCGGGCTGGCATCCAGGCCTCAGGCGATCCGGCGTATGGCAGAACTTCTGTGACAGAGGCAGGGAAAGCCGGCTTGACGAGTCTCCGCGTCACCCTCTTACGGCCATCAAGGATGGCGCGAACCATCCCCCCATTGAACAGGATCGGGTTCTCACGCGGGCTCATCGGCGCACCTCCCGCAGCTGCTGGCAATCGATGCAGCACTCGCAGCCGGGCACCGCCAGGCGGCGAGCAGCCGGGATCTCATCACCGCAGTCTTCGCAGTGGGTGGCGCTGATGGTGTGGGCCAGAGCCGGGCGCTGGCGGGAGGCGATAAGTGAGGCGCGCTCGATCTCTTCGCGCTCCGCAGCCAGATCGAGGTTATCAGCCATTGGCTTTTACCTCCTCCAGCCGACGCTCCATCGACTGCCGCGCCCCGGCCATGATGCCGAGGACGGCGCGGATGACATTGGCGCCGTGGTACTCCAGATCGACTACCTCATGGGGCTCCCACTTGTTGTCGTCGGCGCCCTTCTGCAGGCTGGCAACAAACTCACCCTCGCGCTGTAGCAGCTCGCCGACAGCCTTGAGAGCTGAGCCCGTAGCCTCGACAGGCTCGGGCCGATACCACACGGCACCGGCTGGCCGCATGAGGGCATCCAGCAAGCGCGAGTCCTGGGTAAGGCGGATGATTTCTTCGAGCTCGTCTGGCGTTGGCCAGCGGCGCTCCTCGTCGAGCTTGAGTTTCTTCTGGAGGTCCTCATAGGGGAGGACCATGGCATGGGCAAGGGAAGTAAGCCCCCCCTTGTAGTCGCGCCCTGCGCGGTACAGCGCCTGGCGGAGATCGAAAACCGGACCAGCGTCCGGCAGCAAGTCTTTCCGGCTCATAGTTGTAGGAACCCCTCAACGGCTGCGCCAATGAGAGGGAGCCCCCTTGGCGCCGTACCGCTTGCGTGCTGTGCATCCATCACCAGTCCGGCAGAGTGAGAGTCCGCCGACCTGGCACCTACCACATCAGGGGTGAGAGTCCCCGATGTGGCCGTACCGAAAGTCGCCATTTAACGACATAGCCAGGTACAGGGGAATCCCCTACTATTCCGGCTACGCCATCCCGGAGCCTCCCCACATGTGCTGTGCGGGCCCCGGGGGCGTTGCCAGCCGAGGGGTGAGAGCCTCTGCTGGCGACGGCGAGCGGGGTGTGAGAGTCCCGGTCGTCGCAGATGCGGCTTGCACTGTTCTCGCATGTGCTGTGTGGGTGCAAGCCGTGTCCACCGCTACCCAGGGAGGTTAGAGGCCCTGGGCAGCACCCCGCCGGCGCGGGAGGTTAGAGGCCCGCGCCGGCTTCCTTCTACTCAGTGGCGTTTCGCGCCCCGGCTATATGACGCAATTCAGGCGGCGCTCTTCCGACCGCGTAAATACGCCCAGTCAATATCAGGTCTGGTTTCCTCGCAGGGCACAGCCCCGCTGGTTTCACGGTCCAAATCAATAGCCAGGGCGGCGCTGGCCCGTCGATGCCCATAGGCAACCTGCTTCAGTTGCCCAACTGATGTTCCGCACCTGGTAGCCAGACCATCCAACTCCGTCTTCCTGTCGAGCCGCTTGATGAATTCGAGAAGTGTCATGTGTGCCTCCATGGGCTATCAAGATAGCAATCGCTATCGGATAGCGCAATAGCAGAATAGCCCAATGGAATTTACAATACGCTAACAGGGACAGACCATAGCGGCATGGACATAAACGACCTTCGCACCACCCTTCTAAAAGCCTTGATAGCGGGCAATTCCCTCAAGGAGTTCGCCAACGCCCATGACGTGGATGCGTCTTATCTGTCGCAGCTGCTGAATGGCCATCGACGCCTTGGTGATCGTGCTGCCGCCAATCTTGAACAAAAACTGGAGCTTCCAAGCGGGCTATTGGTCACTGGGCGCTACGCAGTGGAAGACTTGCCGGCAATTAAGCTGAGGTGGGACGCGCTCGGCCTAGAGCGCCCTGTTCTGCCCCATCCCGCCTTCTTCAATAAGAACGTCAGCGAGACCGCACAACGCGTCGCTGATGATCGCGCGGAAGATGATCGCCGCCAGGAACTTAGGCAGCGCATGATCCCTGTGGTTGGCAAAGCGATGCTCGGCACCAACGGGTACTTCGATGCAATGGAGTTTCCGACAGGACATGGAGATGGTTACTTGGACGTCCGGAGTGACGACGAGAACGCCTATGCGCTTCGCGTGGTAGGCAACAGCATGCACCCACGGATCAAGAGCGGGGAGCTGGTGCTAATCGAACCCAATCATCCCTACCTCAACGGGGACGAAGTGCTGGTGAAAACGAAAGATGGCACCTGCATGATCAAAGAGTTCATCTACCTTCGAGACGGGCAGTACCGATTCGACAGTGTGAACAGCGAGTATCCCCCGGTATTCCTGGATGAGAACGAGGTGATCAAGGTTCATTACGTAGCGGGCATCATTAAGTCCTCGAAGTATCTCGACCTTCCCTACTGATATTTATCTCCATGCGATAGCTTTTGCTATTGCATGTCGTGTTAGCTCTTGCTATTTTCCTCTCGTACCCGCCTCTCACCCCTGGAGTACGAGACATGCAATCGGCACAGCACATGAAACAAGCCCGCTGCCAGGTGTATCTGCACCCGGCAGCGGCCACCAGCCCCGCCGCTGTTGAGGCCATCCAGGCCCGCACCGGGATGCTGGTGATCATCGGCACCTCCCAGCGCGCCTGCCTGACCCAGCCGCGCCCTGTCGCCCCCAGCACGGAGGCCGACAGCGGCCCGTGGGGAGGTGCCGCGTGAAGCCCACCCTTGAGGAGCTGATGCTCCAGATCCTTTCCACCTGCCTGCTGATTTCCGGGCAAGGCCTGTGGAAAGCCGCCTTCTACTACTCTGCGCTCGACGCCGACGTATCAGTGGCCATCTACCCGGCGGATTGCCGCGAGAAGCTGGGCGACCGCTCCGCCCACGCGTACCACTACGCGCTCATCGGACCCAGCAACCAGGGTCGCCACAGCGATATCGGAGAGGATGACGCCCGGCGAAACCTATCGACGCTGCTGACCCGCACTCAGAAGTACCTACGCATTGGCCATACCGGAGCTGCCGCATGAAAACCTTCCTCATCGGCCTCCACGGCCGTGCCCGCTCGGGCAAAGACACCGCCGCGAACTACATCGCCGCCCAGTTCGGCCTACTGATCTACGCGCTGGCATCGCCCCTGAAACTCGCTCTGATCGACATGCTGAACCTGCCGGCCTCCGCCTTCGGTGGCGCCGCCAAGGAGCAGCCCCTGCCCTGGCTGGGCAAGTCCCCGCGCGAGCTGATGCAACTGCTCGGCACTGAATGGGGTCGCCACCAGGTCCACCCGCAGCTCTGGCTGCTGCTGGCGGAAATGAACCTCGCCAACCATCTGGAGGCCAGTCCACACGCCCGCGGCTTCGTGATCAGTGACGTCCGCTTCGAGAACGAGGCGGACTGGATTCGGGCCAAAGGAGGAATCGTTGTGCACCTGCACCGACCGGATGCGCCTGGAGTCGCAGCGCACACCAGCGAGTCCGGTATCGCTGTGTTCGACAACGACCTGGTGATCCACAACGACGGCACGCTGGAGGACCTCTACGAAGCGCTCGACGCGCTGATGCAGACGGTCCAGTTCCGAGCGCTGCAGGCAGCCTGAGGGCCGAGCCATGAATCGGACCATTCGTGAGGCAGCCGCAGTCCTCGGCCAGGGTGAGCGCGCACTGCGCGACCGCCTGCGTGCCGACAAGGTCTTGAACCGGGACGGAACGCTCGCAGCCCAGCACATCGGCAAAGGCCATCTTTTCATGGACCCGCGCTCGACCTGGAACAAAACCACCGGCCGGTACCGCCACTACAGCGTGGTGATGGTCACCGAGGCCGGCATCGCCTGGCTGGCCAAACGCCTCGGGATCTCCATCACCGTCACCCAGCACAAGGATCACGTGGCATGACCGCATCGAACCCCATCACCGCCGCAGTGGGCGCGCTCCGGTTAGTCGGCATGCACTTCACCGCTCCGACCGCCTACCCGGCCGACGCCCTCCAGGACGCCGCAGCAGAGTGCATCGAGCGCCTCACCGCTGTCCCGCAGGCATCCATCGACCTGGGCGTCCTGTACGCCCAGCTGTTCGCCATCACCCCGAACGGCTGGCTCCCGCACGTCACGCTGACCACGGACAAGACCCGCCCCTACGGCGCCGTAGTCACCGACGAAGCCGGCAACGTAGCCGCCCGCGACACCGGGAAGACCATCGAGGGGCTGGTCGCCTTGATCCGGGCACGGCTCCCGGCGGGGCGCGGGGAGGCGCCGTGACCACCATCGAGCAACTGTTCAAGCAGTGGGGCACCGCCACGCTGACGCTGGAGCAGGTCCGAGCGACCTACTTCCCGCACATCAAGACCGAGAAGCGCCTGCGCGCACTGATCAAGAGCCGCGAGGTGACCCTCACCACCCGCACGCTCACCACGTCTCGCCGGGAAAAACCGGTGGTGTACCTGCAGGACCTGGCCGAGTTCCTCGACGCCCAGTCCACGCAGGCAGCCTGAGCAAAGCGCCCCAGCGCACCTGGGAGACCCGACAGGAGGAGTGGCAGCCATGTAAACGCAGCAATGGAGCAGGACGGCACATCCGGACCGCGCTCGAAACGCTCACATAAGGCGGCTTGTGATGAGCAGGAGGGCCCGCCATCGGGCCTTCCCCATAGCCCTCTCACCCGAGAGCGCTATGGGGAACACCCCACCAACCCACGAGGCACAGCACATGAAAAAGACTGATGTGAATGACTTCCTCAACTCGCTGAACGCGGGCGTCTTCTCCAACCAGCTCGGCGCCGCGCTCTCCGACGTCGGCGCAGGCGTGGTCGACCACGGCAAGAAAGGCAAGGTCGTGATCACCCTGGAGCTCAGCCGGATCGGCGAATCCAACCAGGTGAAGATCAACCACAAGCTCGACTACCTGGTGCCCACCAAACGTGGCAGCCGCCGCGAGGACACCGCCCTGGACACGCCGATGTACGTTACCCCCAACGGCATCGAACTGTTCCAGACCAACCCGACCGAGCAGCTGTTCAGCCGCGCACAGACACCGGTCACCCCTCAGGACGCCTAACCCGTCCGCGTCCATCTCTCACTGCATCAAGGAACACAGCACATGAAAGAAGCACTGCAACTGATCCTCGCCAACTCCGTAGCCGCCGCCAACGTCAAGGTCACCGGCAGCGCAGGCTCGATGGCCGTCGTCCCGGAAGGCTTCAAGCTCCACAGCACGGAGAAGCTGGAAACCCATCGCAATCGCTTCCGCGGCGCCCTCTCCACTTCGTCGCTGGCCGACTTCGTCACCTACGTGAAGGATCGCGCGGACAAAGCCACCCATGGCTTCGTCGACAAGGACAACATGTCCTGCCGCGTGATCTTCAACCTGGGCGGTACCGAGCTGCCGGGCCACGGCGACGACTCCGCCACCCTGCGCCTGGAGCCGACCGCCGCCTATGCAGCACTGCAGCGTATCGCCGGCAAGAACCTCCAGCAGAAGGACCTGGCCGAGTGGATGGAGGACTGGCGCGACTTCCTCCAGGCCGTAACCCCGGACGACCAGGACATGAGTCTGGCCCAGGCGATTGCCGCCGTTCGCAACATCACCATCAAGGCCAGCTCCGAACTCACCAACACTGAAGGCAACTTCAACGCCAAGCGTAGCGCCATGGAGCAGATCGAAGCCGCCAGCCAGGACACCCTGCCGGGCTCGCTGATCGTCTCTTGCGCGCCCTACGACGGCCTGCCGGTGCGCAACTTCGTGCTGCGCCTGTCCGTACTGACCGGCGAAGCCAAGCCGACCTTGAAGCCGCGCTGGGTGGCCGAGGAACAGATCCGCGAGGAAATCGCGCAGGAGTTCAAGGACCTGCTGGCCGCTGATATTGCCGACTCCACCTCGCTGACCATCGGCACCTTCGAGCTCGGCGCCTAACCCCAACCGCCTGCAACACCCCGCCGCCGGTCTCTCACAACCATTCCCGGCGGCGGGTCCTAACGAGGACACAGCACATGCAAGCAAGCATTCAACACGCGCTCATCATCGGCCTGGCGATTGCCACGGCGGTGATCCTGGTAGTCGCCTGGGGTGCAATTCGCCGCGCCGAGAGCAAGGGCTACGACCTGGGCTACAACGACGCCAAGAAAGGGCACAGCTCGCACATCGAGGCGCTGCACGAAGACATCGCCCTCAAGCGCCTGCAGCTCCGACAGGCCGATGCAGCGCACCAGCTCGACCGCGAGCAGCTGCTCCAGGACTGCGACAACCGTATTGCCCACTACTCGCGCCGCGCCAACCCCTTCACCGAGGAAGATGCCGCCGGCCTGATGAAGTCCGCCGGCCAGCTGCTGCGCGCCAATGAACTGTTCGAGCACCTGGGGGCCACGACCGAGGCCGACTACGCCTTCTCTGCCAGCAATCACGTCACCTTGATGGCCGCCCGCATCCGCGAGGCGATTGCCGAGGCAAACAAACCGACCGAGCAACACCTGGCAGAAGGAGCCGCAGCATGAAGAGCATCCTGGTATGCGGCCCCGAGGGCTGCGGCAAGACTCGCAACGCCCAAGCCATCGCTCACAGCCTTGGCCTCACCTCCATCATTGACGACTGGCAGCGCGCTGATCACCTGCCGAAGCAGGACACCCTGATCCTGACCCAGCTGTCCGTCAGCGAGGCCCAAGAAATGGCCGGTTCCGCGCTGGATGTCATCAGCTACAACGATGCCATGCAGCAGGTCCGTCGCCCGCCTCTCTGCGTCTACCACGCCAATTGCGCGGACGGCTTCGGCGCCGCCTGGGTAGTCCGCAAGGCCTTCCCGGAAGTCGAGTTCCACCCCGGCCGCTACGGCGACTCGATTCCAGATGCCGCAGGACGCGTCGTGGTGCTGGTCGACTTCTCCTACTCCTGCGAAGACCTGGTGCAGATCGCGGAGATCGCCAAGGGCGTACTGGTCATTGACCACCACAAGACCGCAGCCGAGGCCCTGTCTGGTTTCCCGCAGGTTGACGACTGTCAGACCTGGGCTCACGCCACCGCCGGCACGCGCGCCATTTTCACCTGCTTCGACATGGAGCGCAGCGGCGCCGGGCTGACCTGGGACTTCTTCTTCCCTGGCCAACCGCGCCCCGCACTGATCAACCACATCGAAGACCGCGACCTCTGGCGCTTCCACCTGGAGGGGACGCGGGAGGTTCAGGCGAACCTGTTCAGCTACCCCTACGACTTCGAGGTTTGGGACAAGCTGGCGGAGACCTCCGCCGAAGCCCTGCGCGCCGACGGCATCGCCATCGAGCGCAAGCACCACAAGGACATTGCGGAGCTGCTCCGCTCCGTTCAGCGCCGCATGACCATCGGCGGCTACAACGTGCCGGCGGCCAACCTGCCGTACATCTACTCCAGCGATGCCGGCCATGTGATGGCAGAGGGCGCCCCGTTCGCTGCGTGCTACTGGGACACCCCCAAGGGCCGCACCTTCTCTCTGCGCAGCTCCGACGCCGGGCTCGATGTGTCGGCCATCGCCAAGCAGTACGGCGGTGGCGGCCATCGCAATGCCGCCGGCTTCTCGGTCGGATTCGACCACCCGCTGGCCTACAACGCCCCGGACCTGAAGTGCTTCCAGGTGGGCGACAACGACCTGGTGGCGGCCTACACGCCCGCCCAGGCGATCCAGCTGCTGTGCGCCTTCGCCAGCTACGACGCGGGCGACTTCGACCTGGATGACGTGACCGAGTGGACCGCCGACGAGCTGGACCGTCCGTGCTTTGAGGAGGACGGCGTCACCCCGGCAGCACCGTGGCGCGCTCAGCTCGCCACCTGCGTGTACCCGCAATACCTCGGTGGATGGGAGTAAGCCCATGACCCGGACTCTCAACTTCACCCATTGCGCCGCCATCGCCTGAGGAAATCGAACATGAACGCACTGACCAGCATTGCAATCCCCACCGTCCTCGGCACCCCGTTCGAAGGCGGCTTCTACATGGGCCAGTACCTGATCAACGCCGAGCGCTACGCCCTCATCCGCGCGCCCAAGGCGCTGGGCTTCCACGCTCCGATCCACTGGGGCAAACGCGGCCTTCTGTTCCCCGGCGCCGACAGCTTCGTCGACGGCTTGGCCAACACCCGTGCCATGGCAGAGGCCGGCTCGGAGCTGGCCGCCTGGGCGCTGGACCTGTCGATTGGTGGCCACAACGACTGGTACCTGGGCGCCCGTGATGAAAACGAGGTGGTGTACCGCATCTGCAAGCCGACCACCGAGGAGAACTGGTGCAGCTTCCGCGACGGCGACAACCCCAGCAGCTTGCCGCCGGGCTACCCCTACACCGCCCTGGCGCCCGGGCAGAGCCCCATCGCCATCTTCCAGGAAGGCGGCGAGGAGGCACTGGAGGGCCGCAGCTACTGGACCAGTACGCAGGACGGCCCGGGCTACGCGTGGATCCAGTTCTTCGGCGATGGCACCCAGAGCCTCGACGGCAAGGACGACGCCCGGCCCGCTTTCGCCGTCCGCAGAATCAAAGTCACCCCTTGACCACTTCGCTTTCCTGCCGCGCGCACCGCGCGCGGTCGGCTCAATTTTTTGAGGTTCAGACCATGCAGAACGAAATCACCCTGGCCATCGGCAGCACCAAGCTCAACACCACCAACGCCCTGCTCGCGCGCCAGGTACTGGAGCAGGAAACCGGGCTGGTATCGATCAACGCCATCGCGGGCGAGCTGATCACCCTCGACGAATATCTCAATCCGCCCGCCATCGGCCAGCACTGGCACGCCCAGGGCGGCACCTACGTCGGCGTGATGCGCGGCGAGAACGGCGAGCCGGACTACCACCTGATCGCCCCGAAACACGCACAGATCGCTTCGATCATCTACGGCGGGTACGGACAGCGCATCACCGGTGCCGATCACATCCGCGACGGCTTGGCCAACACCCGCGCCCTGCTCGCCGCCGATACCGACCATCCCGCCGCGAAGTGGGCCGCCGAGCAGCAGGCCGAAGGTCACGCCGACCTCTACCTGCCCGCCCGCGCCGAGGTCTACCTGTGCTGGGCGAACATCCCCGAGCAGTTCGAGGACAAGGGCTGGTGGATGACCAGTACGCAGTGCGGCCCGCTCTACGCGTGGTTCCAGGACTTCGACGATGGCAACCAGTACAACGGCGTCAAGGACCTCGCCCGGCCCGCTTTCGCCGTCCGCAGAATCGTCATCCCTTCACCCCTTAACGCTCTGCCCGACCGCGCGCGCAGCGCGCGGTAAGCGAGTTTTCCAGCATGGCCATCGCCCAACACCTGCCGATCTACAAGCGCGCCGGAGAACTGGCCCGGCTTGTGGCCGACCTCTCCAAAGGATGGCGCCGCGACTTCAAGCGCACCCTTGGCGAGAAGGTGCTCAACGAGTGCATCGACGTGTCGATTCTGGTCTTCCGCGCCAACACGGCCGGCGGCCAGGAACGGGTCGCACACATCCAGCAGATCCTGGAACGCATCCAGGTTGTCGAGCTGATGCTGCGCCTCTCGGTCGATCTCGGGCTACTCAGCAGCGCCCAGCACGGCCGAGCCATTCAGATCACCGACGACATAGGCCGGCAGGCCACGGGGTGGAAACGAAATGCCGCCGCATCGCCAGCCGCGTGAGCGCCACGGCCCTCACACCAGCGCGATTTTGATTCTGGTCGTGCCGCTGGCTCACAAGGCCACCGTCATGCGCACCAGGGGAACCGCCGGGCATCGGCCCGGCAGGCCCCGCGCAGTCTCGCCACTGATCGGCCTCGGCCTTCGGCAGCGCGACGTAGATAGCACGACCTGGCGCAGAACGGCCCGAACAACGCGTGGATCCAGAACTTCGACGATGGCAACCAGAACAACGACGACAAGGACAACGCCCGGCCCGCTTTCGCCGTCCGCAGCATCGAACGGCAACACCGGCGGCCATGCTGGCTTTTCTATCGAGGCACTCATGCAGGCCTATTACGACTGCCGGCGCAGCAAGCGCAACAGCAAGTCGGCCCTTGCATTCGAGTTCAACCTGGAGCGCAACATCATGCAACTCCTCCACGAACTGAACACCGGTGCCTACCAACCCGGCGCCTCCATCTGTTTCGTCGTGACGCACCCCAAGGCCCGGGAAGTCTGGGCCGCAGACTTCAGGGACAGAATCGTCCACCACCTGCTGTACAACCACATCGGCCCGCGCATCGAGCGCTCGTTCATTTCCGATAGCTGCGCCTGCATCAAGGGTCGCGGCACTCTCTACGGCGCCCAGCGCCTGGAGAAGAAGGTGCGCAGCATCACCCGCAACTGGAAACGCCGCGCCTTCTACCTGAAGTGCGACCTGGCCAACTTCTTCGTCAGCCTCGACAAGAGGGTGCTGGAGCAGCAGTTGGCCGCGCGCATCCCCGAGCCAACCTGGCGGGCACTTGCCCTGCAGATCCTCTGGCACGACCCGCGCACCAACTACGAAATTCGCAGTCCCACCCGCCTGCTGAACCGGGTACCGCAGCACAAGCGGCTCACCGCCCAACCGGCGCACCTGGGCCTGCCTATCGGCAACCTGTCGTCGCAGTTCTTCGCCAACGTGCACCTCGACGCGCTGGATCAGTTCGTGAAACACCAGCTGCGCGTGAAGCACTACATCCGTTACGTCGATGACTTCGTGCTGCTGGCCGAGTCGCCCCAACAGCTGAATGCCTGGCACGCCCAGATCGAGGCGTTCCTGGCCGACACGCTGCATGCCCGGCTCAACCCGTCGAAGACCGTGCTCCAGCCTATCGCCCGCGGGATCGACTTCGTTGGCCAGGTGATCCTTCCGCACCGCCGCGTTACCCGCCCGCGCACCGTGGAAACCGCCCTGCGCCAGGTCAGCACCGTGCCGCCCGAGCAGCTGCGCGAAACCGCCAACAGCTACTTCGGTCTGCTGGACCAGGCCAGCCACAGCCACAACGCCCGCCGGAAGCTGGCCAGGGTCGTGCAGAAGCGCGGCCGAGCTGTCGCCGCCAACCTGCGCAAGACATTCAAGGGGGCCGCATGACATCCCTCCGCAGCGTCAAGACCAACGAGGCCCAGCGCGCGCTCCCATTTGAGCGCGAGTTGTATGTCGACCTGTTCGCCGGGCTCGGTGGCGCGAGTAGCGGCGGCCGCAAGGCCTACCGTGATCCTGACATCGCCATCAACCATAACCCCGTGGCCATCGCCGTCTACAAGGCGAACCACCCCAGCACCAGAACCTTCATCACCGACGTCTTCGATGTCGATCCGCTGGAGGCCACTGGCGGGCAACCCGTCGCCATCCTGTGGGCGTCCCCGGACTGCCGCCACTTCAGCAAGGCCAAGGGCGCTGCACCTCGCAGCCCACAGGTCCGCTCGCTGGCCTGGGTGGTCGTGCGCTGGGTACACGCCACCAGGCCGCGCTTGTTCCTGTTGGAGAATGTCGAAGAATTCCAGAAATGGGGCCCGCTCGACGAGCATGGCCAGCCGATCAAGACCGAGGAAGGACGCACGTTCAAGGCATTCGTGGCGTGCCTCACCACCGGCTTGCCGGCCGACCACCCGGACATGCCGGAGATCATGGCAGCCATCGGGCTGTGGGTACCGCAGAGCGCGCTGGTGCGCGGTCTGGGCTGCAACGTGGAATGGCGCGAGCGCCGCGCTTCGAATGCCGGCGCCCCGACCATCCGCAAACGCCTGTTCATGATCGGTCGCACCGACGGCCGCGCCATCGTCTGGACCACCCCGAAGCGGCACGAAAAGCCAAAGTCCGGCCAGATGCCTTGGCGCACCGCCGCGGAGTGCATCGACTGGAGCGACCTGGGCAAGAGCATGATCGACCGCAGGCGCCCGCACGTCGACAACACCTGCCGGCGCGTGGCCAAGGGCTTCTGGCGCCACACCGTGATGGCGGCAAACCCCTTCCTTGTGCCGATGGACGACGACCACCTCGCTGCAGCCAACCTCACTGAGTTCGCCAACGCGAGCAACCAGCGCACCTTCAGCGCTGACGAGCCGCTGCGCACTCAGGTCGCCCAGGTGAAGGGTGGACACTTCGCCCTGTCGGCGGCGCACTTGACGCACCTCACCCACCACGGCGACCGCGCCGGCTACCCGCTCACCGAGGCCACGCGAACCATCACCGGCGCCAACCGCGGCGAGCAAGCACTGGTTACTGCGATGATTGTCGGCGCCGGCGGCCCCAGCTTCAGCGGCAAGCCGCAGGCAGTGACCCAGCCGGTGGGCACGCTCCTACCTTCCAACCACCGCGCAGTCGCCGCCTGCCACTTCGAACAGGCCAACGGCGGCTTCTACAACGGCGACGGCAGGGCTGCTGACTCCCCGCTCAGTACCATCACACAAGCCGGCTCAAACCAGCGCCTGGTCAGCGCCTACCTGGTGAAGTACTTCAGCACTGGAGACAACACTCGCCCGCTAACCGAGCCAACCAGCACCATCACGACCAAGGACCGCATGGCCCTGGTCACTGTCGTGCAGGTACCTGCATCCACCCTTCCGCCCGAACTAATGGAGAAGGCCAGGAAGTGTGCCGCTTTCTTGCACAAGCATCTGCCTGAACACTTCCCGCAGCTAGTCGACCTGATTCTGCTCGGCGACTACGCCCTGGTGGATTTCACCCTCCGCATGCTCAAGCCAGTGGAGCTGAAGGTCGCCCAGGGCTTCGACCCGGACTACATCACCGATTGGGGCTGGTTCGAGGACAAAGCCACCGGCGAGCTGGTGCGCAAGCCCGTCAACAACACCGACCAGATCCGCCTCATCGGCAACAGCGTCAGCCCCTGCGAATCGGAAGACCTGATAGCCGCGAACGCCGCCGACTTGATCGACCTGTACAGGAGTGAAGCTGCATGAATACCCAACTCAACGAACTGCAGCGCCTGCTGGTCGAGATCGACAGCCTCATGGGTAGCGTGGAGGTGTCGGGGCTTATCCGCGACGCCCGCAGCAGCGCCGTGAAAGCCCGGAGCGCAGCGGCCAAGGCGATCAAGATCATTGCCGAACTGGACGCCCAGCAGAATAGGTGGCCTGCAGGCGAGTCTCCGGAGGAACGATTCGAGCACTACGTACAGAACACCATCGACCGCGCCCCGGAACCTATGCGCCGGCTTGGCCAGTTGCTCAGTAGGAAATTGGACGATGACGATTGGAACGCCGCTGACCGGTTGCTGATTGGCGCCTGCTTCGCTCAGGTAGAGGCTGCAACCCAGGCGGCGCTGGACGTACAGGCCGAGCGCCGACGGCAGATCGAGGTGGAGGGCTGGACCCCAGAGCACGACGACAAGCATGTCGACGGGAAGATCGCCGAGGAAGCTGCGGGATACCTGATGAATGGGCAGCACGCCCACACCTGGGACTGGTGCTGGAAGCACAAGCACCCTGACAGCCCTAAGCGGGTTTCCCGGCGACGCCAGTTGGTTATCGGCGTAGCCCTTGGACTAGCCGAGATTGAGCGCCTTGACCGCGCAGCTACGCCGGCACAGGGAGGTGCGTGATGCCCATCTTCGAAGTGGTGAGCGGCGGCGACCGCCGCAGCCTGATCAAGCGCTTCGAGCGCAAGAGCAAGCACGACGCCGTCAGCGAGCTGGTCGACTTCCATCTGCTGAACTGCACCAGGATCGAGAAGCTGGAGATAGAACTGGCAGCAGTTCAGGTCGACGCCAAGCGATACCGCTGGCTGCGCGACCCCGACCGTGTTCCAGACGACGCACCGATTGGCCACCTCATCGTCGGCGACGCAGAAGGTGAAGACATTCTATGGCGGGAGCAACTGGACCGGCGGATCGACAGAGAACTTCTCGCTGAGGGAAAGGAGTGTCATGGCCATGACGACTGAGCTGCAGGCGGTCTTTCTCATTGCCGTAGGTTGGCTTGCCGGCTGGACTCACGCCCATTACACCGTGGCCAATGAATGCCGGCGACTCGGGAAATTCTATGTCGGGGACACGGTATTCGAGTGCAAAGCGATCACTGAGAAGGAGCCAGGGCCATGAGCTGCACAGTCACCTACATGACCAATCGGGCACCAGGTGCAGAAGACCGCGCGTTCACGCGCGGTTCGCTCCCCCGGCGTCCTGTTCGCTGGCTGGTCAGCGTGTGGATGATCGCCCCTGACGACGAGAAGACCACCCACTCTTTCAATGTCCCGGCCTGCATGGCGGCCGATCTGGTACCGGCCATTGGCGAGCGCATTGACGCCCTCGCCGCAGAGAACGGGAACACCTGCGCTCAGTTTGGCTGGTCCGCCAGCGCCCACGGCACCAGGAAGCCGCGGAAGAGAGGCATTCGATGAATCACGCGACCAACACCCCCATCGTCTTCCTGGCGCTGCCGGAAGTGAAACGCCGCACCGGCATGGGGACCACCTACATCTACACCGAGATGAACGCCGGGCGCTTCCCCAAGGCCGTGCGGGTGGGCAAGCGCGCCACCCGCTGGATCGAGGCGGAGGTCGACCACTGGTGCCAGCAGCGCATCGACGCGTCCCGGCCTATGGAACCCGAAGAACAGGCAGCTTAGCCTTCTTCTCTTGCTCGTCGAGGTAGTCGGCCCACGCCTGCATCATCTTGCGCCGCTCCTCGACGTACTCCGCATGGTTGTAGGACCCGCTGGTCTTGTCCGGGTCCGCATGCGAGAGCTGCGAATCTACCCACTTTGGGTTGTACCCCATCTCATTCAGCGCCGTGGAGATCGTGCCGCGCAGACCGTGTCCGGTTAGCTTGCCTTCGAACCCCATCCGCCTGATCGCCAGGTTAATGGTGTTCTCGCTCATCATGACGTGCGGATCGTTTCGACCTGGGAACAGGAAGGGGTACCGCCCAGAGCGCTTCAGGCAGCGCTCCACGACCACCGTCGCCTGCCTGGAGAGAGGCACGATGTAGTCGGGCACGTCATCCCCATCGCGGCGCACCTTGCCCCTCAGTTGCTTCACGCGAGTCGGAGGCACCGTCCAGATACCGGTGCTCAGGTTGAAGTCCCCCGGCCCGGCCTTGCGCAGCTCGATGGTGCGGACGGCGGTGTACAGCATCAGCCAGACGGCATCCTGGGTGATCGGGCTCCCGCCGTAGCAACGCAGCCGAGCCAGCAGCTCGGGCAGATCGTCACCCTGGTGCGACAGGATCGGGTTGTGCCGTACTGCCGGCGCCTCGACGGCCAGGATATCCAGGTCCGACGCCGGGTTGTCCTCGCGCAGCCCCTTGGCGATGCCGTAGCGGCAGATCTGCCGCAGCCAGCTCCGCGCCTTCTCGGCAATGTTCAGCGCGCCCCGCGCCTCGATGCGCCCAACCACGGCCACCAGGTCGCGCCGGTGCACGTCGGCAAAGGGAGTACTCCCGACGAATGGCAGGATATCGCTGTCCAAAACCCGGCGCGATTGCGCCCCACTCCCCTGTCGACTGTCGTCCGCCCAACGCCCGGATTTGAAGCCGTGCCATTCGTCGGAGACGTCCTTGAAGGACGGGACCGGGGTCGCTTTCGAGTCAGGCCGATGGTTGCCGCGAGGGTCGATTCCGTTCGCCACCTTCGCCCGGCATTCATCCCGGCGCACCCGAGCATCCTTCAGCGACAGCTCGGGATAGGTGCCCAGCGAGATGCGTGGCTGCTTGCCTTCCCAGCTGAAGCGGAAGTGCCACGCCTTGGTGCCTTTGACGGACACGAACAGGGAGAGGCCATCGGCGTCGGTCAGGCTGTAATCCTTCTCGCGCGGCTTGGCTTGGCGGACAGCGGTATCGGTGAGGGGCAT